GCCCCCTGCTCCACCTTTCGACATAACATACTTTCATACCAGGGTTAACTACGCCCCAGAGCTTCTGTTACTTAGGTGGTCCCACGCCTGGGCACCGGCACTAAAAACTATACACTAATTTCCCCTTGGTTTGACAAACCAAGAAACAACCCACAATGGGCTACACACAACAAAATCTAAGGAGGGGGCAAATTCACCCACCCCAACACACTACCATCTGGGCTCCGCAACTCCCTCATGTTCATAGGGTGATAATCTACAACACAACCTTCCACACCCACAACATGGGGATCCCCCCCCACAGGAGGGGGGGAACGGACATACTTAGCACAAGGGTGGGAATCCAAACAAGCATTCACCTCAGCCCTCTGCACTGAATTTACATACTGAGCATCCATCTTAGCTTGCAGGTTCAAATAGTGAGATTTACATCTCTCCAACTCCTCCATACTTTCATAAGGCCCTCCCAATGCAATCTGAGCCCTCTGATCCTCCCGCGCAGAAATAACTGCACGAGTCAACTTGGGGGGGGGAACCACCCCCAAACCCCCCGAAGGAATTCCAGAGACCACAAAAGAGGAAGTGTGACCTAAAGCGGTAATAAATCCAGCACTCAACACCGTCAGCGTCACAGCAGCCAACGTGGAAACAGTGAAGGTAAGCCCTCCTGAAGCCTCTGAGCCAGCATTACCAAAATCACAACCCACAGAATTGGTGATTGCGGCACCTCCACCCGCCACAGAAAAACCTGGGTAGGCTGTAGGAGCTGTAAAAGCTCCCGCTCCTCCATCCATCTGAAGGAACCCACGATACGTCCCCGGTGGCAAAACCAAGGACATAGAATTCGCAGACACATATGCAGCAGGGGTGTTAGATCCCGGAACTTGCAACACAGTCCCAAACACCGACGCATTTCCACCATTTGTACTAGTTAACCCTCCATAAGGCAACGCCAAGGAGGGAGCGGACAAAGATGTGGGGGCTTGAGGATCTGAAAGAGCAATGGTATACTCAACATACAAATCCCCTGCTGTCCCTAACACAGAAGAGACAGGGGCAAAATACAAAGTTCCTTTATCATAGGTTTTCTCATCAGAGACCAAGGGAGTTCCCGTTGTTCTCGTGTACAACCACGGCCACTCCTTCAAATTGTTTCTCGACAAAACCAAAGAGGCATCCTCCCAAATACGACAGGACATTGAATCCTGGGCTGACATCAAGGCAGCCGCAGAACTAGGGGAACTATCATACGCGTCATAATCCACCCCAATGTAAAAACTACCGGGGGAATTTGACCCCATCGAAGACACCCAATCAAAACGCATATACTCAATATCGTACTTCTCAAAATTTTGCGCCACACTCGGACACCAAGTTCCAAAACCTTTGGTTACCGAGTTAATCCCGTTCGGCAAACCAGGATTCAACTGAGTGTAACCTAAAGCACTAGACCAAGCCACCCCAGTACTCAAAGTTGCCACCAGCTCTCTATGAGTGATTCTCATCACACCATCCTTCCCACGAGTGAATCGAGCAACACCCCCTCGCGTAACAGCTCCAATGGCGGCAGGAGCTGCTGATCTACGGGTTTTAGGTAACCCACCCGCAGAAAAACCACCACTCGGGCGGCTCAATTTTTGTTTCTTCTTACCCCCCCCAGCTGGTCGGGGCACACAACCTTGTTTCATTCTCATCTTTTGTGTTTTCGTTTTAGTCATTTCAGAGTTTCGATTGGGTCCAAGTAACCCCTTGGACTGGGTTTTTGGGGGAAACCCCCCACTAGAGCACTATACTCACCACGGCGCCCCTCTTTGGGGCCAGGGCGCCAACACTTTACTATGGGAGCGGGTTCCCCCCGCCCCCCCCGTTTAGATCATGTCCATAGCGTCCAGGCCCGCCAGCCCGAAACGCTCCAACATCTGATCCAACGTCATGGTGTCCATATCCTGATCATCCTCCTCCTCCGAATAATACCCTTCTTCCTCCAACAGGAGCGCTCGCTCACGCGCCTCCTGTTGCCGGGCCAAAAGGGCTATCTCTTCTCGATGAACAGCTTCAGCCACAGCCTCCTCATGGGCCACCTCTCGAGCCTCCACCTCTGCTTCTTCCCGAGTTTGCTCCATCTCTTGTTTACCAACTTGGCGTTTAGACCGACCTCGGGGAGCTGGAGCACCCCCTCTCATCGCTCCTCGATCAGCTCTCACTGAGACCTCTTCCCGAGGTCTTTGACCGTATTGACAAACCTTACCCCCCCGTAATTTAGGGTCAGGACCCACAGGGGGGGGGTTCAACACAGCGACCCGAGGGAGTTGGGGCTGCAACTTCTGAATGAAGGTGGCAGGAGTACCTCCCCCAAAATCCATCTCCATCTCGTCAACACCCCCCCATTCCCCCAAATCATAACCAGCCATCGCAGGTGGTTCTTGCTCCACCTCCGCCACCAAAATTCGGTGTGCGTTCCGTGTTACATTTACCCACCCCACTGGGGCATAAAGGTCCAGCACCTGAGCTTGAGAGGGCCATCCGGCCCCCTCCCACGTGGGAAAATACACACTCTCTGTGTCTGCATCCCCCACCATCAAGGTTTCCTCAATTTGAACAACATCGGGCTTTACACCCCTCCGTTCAAACTCCCGCCACATGGTCAAACAGGCTTGCGCTAGCCCTTCGTCTAACCACATACCTTGCACATACAGTTGCCGTAACCGCCCCATCTGCAATGAGTCCAACAACTGCACCTTATTTTCCGCTCGGAACTCCGCCTGTGGCCGCAACCACGAGACCAAGCTCTTCCCGGAATCCACATCAGGCACCCATATCTCGGCGTGTTGACTCCCCTCTGGAGCTCCAACCCGACGCAATGAGCACCCCAAAAATTTTGCGGGAACAAAAGCATTCTCCCGACCAAACAAAACGGGAGTCAATGAATCCGGTTTCAAAGGCATTGCTACCTTTGGCCCCCGACACATCTTCGCCACCACTTTTATCCATTGATCGGGATCCAACCCTCTCATTTGGATTGACCCATCATTCAACTCCTGGATGGCTTGGTGCATACCAATGGAGGCAAACTGGTCAAAATATGTGGTCCCAGCCACTCCCGTAGCCAATCGATCCACTATCCTAACCACCAATCCATCATCCACCAACCCAACCCAGGTCGTTGCAAGCTGAATCCACAGGCTAAACCAGGGGCCCATAAGACCCCAAGGTCGCCCTGTGGCACACCCCATTATGGACCCACAGAAAAACTCTCGCACCACCTTCGCATGAGCTGAGGTGACCCGAGCATCCATCTGATCCACATCAGGGGTATACACCCATAATTGTCCAGCAAATTTTCTAAACCACAACTGGTCATCTGAATAGCTCACAAGTTTGATATCCCCATTTTCCATCTCCATGTCAAGTTTCACCATGAGATCATGGAGCGCTTGCGCACCCCCATGAGCCCAGGAAAACCCCACAGCCGACGAACTTTGTGGGTTATACCAATGCCCCGCCAACTGCTCCGCACCAGGCGTTTCAGTGGGGGACAAAAAAGGAATAATTGATTCAGACAACGCATTTGCAAAAACCATAAAGGTGTTTGCCAACATAAAGTTGAAACACCAATAAGGCCTTGCTTTCCGTTCTCCAAAAGCAGCTGTTAAACATTTGTTCTCATACAGCTCAACTTTGGATTTCTCTAGAGCCACAAACCACAAGGGGTGCAACCCCATCAATTCTTGTAGCCCAACAGAACCCTTATTGGCCGCCTCTGCAAACGCTCTCACAACCATCAACATCCCTTCCACATTTGAGTCTAAGAGTTTCTGGCGCGTACTAATCAAAGGCAACCCTGTACCGGCTTTCATATTGACATCTATGTCACTCAAAACATCCAAATACACGGGTCGCGCTATCCGAGCTCGCCAAGCATCCCTCACATCCGGATTGACCGGTAGCACTCTCTGCGCGTAAGCTGTCGCAGCGTTCCGAAACACTACTTGTGGCACAACCCGGAAGTACTTTGAGAACCGATCTAAAACACAAGACCAATCCCCATTACCTCTATAGTAGTGCCCCACCCGCGCCATTGCTGACGTAAGTGAGTTCCGCACCACCTCGGGCGTAGCCGCTGCACCACGCTGCTGATCTAATGCCGACCATCCGAACCCATACAACCGATAGTTCTGGGGTGGGATTTTATGGACGACAGTGCTATTACCTGGTTTCAATATCCCTGGCACTCCTTGCTCTTGTTGCCAGGAATACTGATTCATCAACGACACCGAAGGCGAATTCACTGCTGCAATTCGTGTTCGCAACTCCGCATAATAGGCTGGGCCTTTCAATTGGGGGTGGACGGGTGCCGGTAAGTCTGCAGGCCTGGCCAACACTACTCTACTCGATTTCTCCACTTCGCTCTCCCCATCTCTGACACCAGAGAGGAAGGAAAACACATCACGGGCTTTTCGAACGGATTTCAGTTGTTCAGGGTTGCTCATTTTAGGTAACTGGGGTTGGTGGGGGTAACCGCCCCCACTCGAAGTGGCTGTATAACGCAACAGCCACCAGACAGCGTGTGATTGGTCCCGGTGGGGTGAACCCCAAAAGGGGAACACCCTTCTGGCACCAAACACACATTGGGGGGGGCGAGAGGGCCCCCCCCCCCCCCTGGAAAACTGAAAACGGGGGCTCCCCCCGGGAGGGGGTCGCCCC